CGTACTGCGTTTCTGCCACCATCAAGCGAAGTCACGACATAGAGTGGGGATGCACCTGTATAAAGGTTGTTGTCTCGCGCATAATCAATGCAGACTTCGACAGCGCGCTCAATATCTCCTAACCGGTGAAGGTCTGCGGCTGGCAAGATAGAAACTACACTTACCTGGTTGGTTATTGGGAAGGTAGCGGCACCACTGGCCACAGTTGCTACTGTTGCGGCTTTCTTGTCGCCGATGGTCATTGTTGCTTGTACACCCATAATTAAATCCTATGCGGTTAAGCGGTCATCTTCTCTTGAGCCATCAATCAGTTGTCGATGGGCCTCATAAACAAAACTGGTATCACCTTCATTACGAGTAGAGCCAATAATCATAATTCCTACGTCACCTGTTACGATATTTGCAGCAATTGATTCGGTTCTGACCGCATTTTTACCGCCATCCAGGGTCGTGACGACTGAAATTGATCCAGCCAAGTTATATAGGTTGTTATCTCTTGCGTATTCAAGACAGTACATAATTGCACGTTGTACTTCTCCTGACCTGTGAAGATCGGGGGCAGGCAGAATTGAAACAATACTCACTTCGCTGAAGTTGGGATATACCGCTGCTCCACTTGCCACCGTTGAATAAGTTCTACTGCTTTTGTTATCTATGAACTGAAAGGCTTGTACGCCCATGATTCACCTCTTAAAAAGCTCCCCCGGTTAAGGGGGAGAGTAAACTTACAAGGAGTCTAACAAATTCCAGTGCACAATGTGTTCATCCTCGACACGTACCGCACCCAGTGTCATATAAGCATAGATTCTCCATGCAAAGCTGATACTTGGGTCTTCTGCGACTCGCGTAGTGATGTCACGGTTCATTTGCAGTCCCATGGCCTGCATTGTCATGGCCAGGCAAGAAATCTCACCGGCACCAGGAATCAACAGTCGCGTTGAAACAATCCAGTTAAAACCCATCCAACTGCGCAGATAACCATCAGTCGCGAGTGCTTTTACGTTCTGATAGTCGCCGGAAGTGGCTTCTGTGAGCTGTTGCATTTTACGGAGCTGTTTCGGGCCAACAAACATGTATTTGTCTTGGCTGGCGTCAATATCGTTTTCCATGAATTTCTCATAGACTTCGGTAACACCATCAAAAGTAAATACACCTGTGCCGTCACCCACGACCTGACCAGCAGGAAAAGGAACGGCTGCGCCTGCCCCATCTGTTGCATCACCCGTAGCCGCAGCAAAAATCACGTCATCAATTTGACGACGCATAGCCATACCGACTGAGCGAACAATGTTTGAGTTGGGATCGACCAACATTTGAACTGGGTCTTCCTGCTCTGAGGTGTCACCAATATCGTATGTTGCGGCCAGGGACGTACGTCTTGACCAAGTACTATCGTTTTCGGGAGTGGCCTGTCTTGCGCCAGTTTTGAGGGAAGCACTGTTTGCGCCCATGCGTTCCCAGTTGTGTTTTTCTGAACTGACGTTCTTTTCTGTTACTGCTCTACGTGCGCGAGATTCGGACTGTTGGGCAAGATGCCGAACATTGTTCTCAAACGACTGCACATAAGCATTGTTAATTGAGATAGCCATTTTGAAATCCTCATGTAAAATTGGCTTTTTACGGGAGTAGCCAGCTTATGCTGATTCCAAAATGTGAGACGTTAGGGCCTCGCGGTAATCTCAACGTCTATAGCCTTATATTACATGACGTAATTCGTTTGTCAAATTTGTTAGAATGGGTATAACTTGATTGCAGACCAATAGTTTTACTATACTGCCTACATGGATCAAAAAAGACCCAAGAAAATAAGCAAGAAATTTGAACAAATGTGTGAGATATACAGGCTATTCTCGTATGATGAATGGAACCATTATGCTTCATTTGAGGATAAAGACAGACTAGAACTGTTTTATGCCGAGACATTTGGTGATGAGTGCAGCAAAAAGAACGGATTTGCTATTGGAAAGAAATTTATGGATATCACTGTCTCTACATGGCTTGAAGAAAATAGAGCCGGGACATTGTGTATGCCCGAACTTTACAGGGATAAGTACCCGTCATGGTGGCTTAATAAAGTCCTTAACCGTGACGGGCCTTATAACAATGGCTGTTATGATGCGGCAGAAGAAAACTACAAGCTAAGGACTAAGATCATGGAGGCAGAAAATGAACGCCTTATGTCAGAAATCAGCCGCCTTAAAGCAAGGCTAGAAATAAGCAAACTCCCCTGGTACAAGAGAATTCTAAGCACTAAAGCTAGTTCCTGTTCTTAGATCATTCACATCTGTTGACGCACTTGGATCAACGGCTGATACCAGCTTAACCATTCTTTCCATTGCTTTTGTGTCACCATGATGGAAAGGGTGGTCTTTATTGGCATAGATTTCATTAATCTTTTCCTGTGCTTCATCAGGGGTTAAACGTCCAGATTTGGACTGTTGGTTGCTGATCAGGTTGGTGCCTTCACCGCCTATGGCGACACTTAGGGAATAAGCCCACTTGACCATTTCAGGCGGGATATTGCCTGTTTTAAGCCCTTCTATCAGGTATTCAGGGGCACCCGTCTTCTCTGCGATATTAAGGGCAGCTTGACGACGTTCATCGGTAGCTGAGCCCCATTCTTTGTTTAAGGCGGCCACGGCTTCATTGTGAGAATCATTGGTTGAGACGGCGCTTTCAATATCGGCTTTGGTGACGGCTTCCATGACTTTCTTGTATTGAGCCTTAGTTAAACCGGCTTCATGGGCCACTTCTTTGAAAAACTCGCCTCTATCTTTGTCTACCGTGACACCTTCTGGAACTTCAACTTCCGGCGCTTCATATCCGGTTGATTCTTTGGGCATACCGGCAGACAGGTAAAATTCCTTACTTTGCTCTGGATTCTCCATATCGGGTCTGAGCATGACACCGGGCACTTTATCGACCAGCTTATTGGCAAACTCTGCTCGCTGTTCTTCGTTGGTGTCCTCACCTGGTATATGAAGGGAATTGCCCTGGTAAGACTTTAGTTCTACATAAGACTTTGCTAATGAATCAATCTCTTTGAAATTGGCAAGGGCGGCATTAGACCGTAGATCATCGTCGGCAATGCCTGCTCGCCAGTCTGTAGGGGCATTTATATTAACGTCTTTGGTTGGGTCTAAGACATCGGGTGCTGCTAATGGATCGGGCATAATTATTCTCCTTTATATTCAACTTTATCAATGATGGCCCGTACCATGTCGCGTTGTGCGGCACGGTTTTGGGTAATGGTTGGGTCGTTATGGGCGATAAAATCTATGTCGTAATACTCCTTTTTGAGTAATTCGAGACATTTTTTACCGTCTTTGGTGCCAAATGCGGTTTTAAATGCCGCAATATCTTTTAATTCGTCTAGTTTTACGTCTGTTACTGTCTTACTCATTAACTGCCTCCTTTATTTCGTTCATTCCTTGGCCGGTTGCTTTCAGTGCTTCGCCTTCCTCTCGTGCTTGTTGGGCTTGGGCCATTTTCTGTTGCTGTTCGGCACGGTCAGCGCGCACTGCCTTCACTTCGTCTTTGTCTTTCAGGTATTTGGCCGGGAGTCCGGACATACGAGCGGTCTCACGTCCAATCTGGTCAACATCAATAAGATCGAGGACATCTGGTAAGACCTCGGCAATCCCCATGACCCCGCCTAGCCATTGCTGAGTAGACTGAACCACTTCTTGTCTCTGGGCTCTTGGGAGTGGTCCCACATATTCAACGTCTAGTTCACCCTGTAAATCTTTCACGACTTGCGGGACTTCGGGGAACTGACCGGCCCTTAGCATGATTTTAAAGGTACGATTGATTAAAGGGTCGAGATAATCAGCTTGTAGGCGTCCAAAAGTAGGGCCCAGTAGCCTTTGCATCATTTCATAGCGTACATTGACTTCGGTGGCGGTCATGGCCGGGCTTTCTTTCAGTTGGAGCTGGTCGATACGAAAAGCCGACCGGATAGAGGACTGGAGTTTCTCTATTCTCAATTCTCCAACATCAAACCTGGCTTTGGATTCCAAAGTCCTGATTCCGTCAACATCTTTGACAACAGTCAGAGACCCGCGACCTAAATCAAGGTCAGATAACAGGTTACGTTGATTCACGAGGGTAGTGGGGTCGACTGCCTTGCCAATGGCAGATAAGGTGTCTTCGACAAGCTGGTTTAGGGTTAATATGTCAGACAGGGCGATGAAAGCCGGGCTGTAACCCCATTGGGAGCCGGTTGTCTTGCGCCACCTTGCAACAAAGGCAGGCATTTCATAATAACCGCCCTCTGGGCCTATTTGAGAACCGTCTTCATGCAGTACCCACTTCCAGCCAAAAGGGCGTTCGGTGGCCGATAATACTATGTCGGAATCTATTATCTTATCTTTACGTTCATAGATACAAAACAGGACTTCATAACGGACATTATTGGAATCGGTGGCTTCAAGCTTCTCCATAATGGATTCTGGGGTGTCATCGCCAAACTTGTCATGGATTTGTAAAGGCGTCCACTGGTAGCTGCGATAAAACCGCAATATCTGGTTTTTATGATCCATTTCAAAATAAACGTCACGAATCGGGGCCGACGCGAAGGAAATCCCTTTCCATTCCGTTTCGTCCTCGGTTTCTTCAATGATGATCCCTGTCCCGTAAGAGACTAAATCAAGGTAGAACTCGGCTGACTCTAAATTAAAGTTTGAATCAATTAGGGCTTGGTACATTAAATTGCTGACTTCTTCTATCCACTCACGGGCCGCTTGTTCTTCATTTAAGACACTGTTGCGGAAGGCAATGGCGAACCACTTGGTTGAGGGGCTGGTTAGAGACCCTTGTAAGGACGATGAGAGCATTTCAGCGGCATCAATGGCAGTAGAGTCATATATCTTACGACGCCGCCAGCGCACCTCTTGTTCGACGATAAGGGGTTCAAAAAACCCGCCTCGGAACGGAGACACGAATTGTTCAATTATCTCCAAAGTGTCATCCAAAGTCTTTCGCTGGGAAACCTGAGAATCATATCTTTTCTTTAAATCTTGGCTGTCCATCTCTATCCCCTTGCTGCTCTAGGCAGGGCTCTGGTTGTTTGACCGTTGGAACTGATAATATTATGGGCTTCATGCATCTGGCTGTAGCTTTCCGGCCAGGCAATCGCTAAGTAACGAAAGGCATCTGCCCCATGGTTGGCCCAACTCGCGGCTGGGGTATCAAGGAACATCTTTATTTTCTGGTTATATTCCCGTCGATAGTTGGCCAGGGCATCAACACCGCGCATCACCATCGGGATATTATTGAATCTGATCCTGGGCATCATGTCTTTGACGGCATCAATCCCTTGTTTGCGAGGTATATCCGGACATATCTCAAACGGGAAATTCAGCTCACTCGCAGTAGACGGGGCTGACCGACCATCATTCCAGTTACGTTTCTTGAAATCATGGGGCATGATGTTCTCCCCGTAGGAATACGGTAAGTCTCGCAACTTTTTAACCCACTCCGTAAAAGGTATGTTATTGCCTTCCATGTAATCGATGATATTAATGGCATCTCCGGACTCTTGGGCAAACCAAATCGCCGTGGCGTCTTTCATGCCAATATCCCAGAAGGTATGGACATCTTTTCTGGGGTTCCAGGGATATTCGCCTGTTTTCGTCCTTGTGAGATCATTGGTGTAATAAGAGCCATAGAGACCGGCATCAAAGGAACAGTAGTATTCTTGTTTGGCCAGCAACAAATCCATGCCGGAATCCAGCTCATCTTGAAAGTCCTCTTGAGAAAAGACTGGTTTCCCGGTTTCTCGCAAGGTGTCTTCAATCGTTAATATCTCACATTGCCACTTAGGATTGGTTCGCGCCATCTCATACAAGTCTGATCCATGGTTCTTACCACGCGGGGTATAGATGAATACGGCCCAACCATCATTCTGCTTTAGAATCGGTCTAATGTAGTCCCATGCCTGGGGGTCACTGACGCTGTATTCTGAGTAAACGACACCAAACGGGTTAGACCCCACCAGACCGTCGTAATTATCAGATCCCACGACTTGCCATATAGACCCATTTTTCATTTCTATCTTCATGTCCTTTTCATTAACCGAGGCTCGGATCTCTTTGGGAAAGGCTTGGTCAATCATCTTGACCCCAGTGGTGGAATCAATGGCATCCCAGATGACTTTTCTGCCCTGGGTGGCGGTGGGGAGCATGTGCCAATAGGTGGCAACTTTATATTGTGTCCAGATAGCACTGAGGTTAATCGAACAGGCATCCTTACCGGCTCTACGGTGCCATACGTTGACTGAACGCTTGACCCCTTCCCCGCCATACGTTTTAGGCAGCATTGCCTTAAATAGCCCCTGCTGATGAGGACGGGAAATCCAGTTATGAGGGAGGGATATTTCAGCCATTTAAGTTATATGTGAGTGAGTGCTTACTTTCAGTGTAAACCATATATTGTATGGGGCATAACAAGGAATGGTTGATGGATTAACCTTTTTTTTAAATAGGGCGTATGGGGTTCATGAATAGAGGGTCAAGGTCAAGATCAAGATCAAGGGCATAGGGTAGGTTGTTTATATAATATAAGGAGCATTAAATATCAGGAAGGTTTAAGGGTAGGCTGTTGTTGTATCCCTATGCTGTAGGTAGAGCGTCTTCAATGATTAATGGTGGCTATTGGTGATGTGGTGCTCATACTGGCTGTGCTGTGATCCTACTCTATGCTGCTGTCTACCCTGTAGCTGTGCGTATTACCTAACTAACTGCCTTGTTACCCACCCGTGTGCCAGTGTCACTTGAGTCTAGCCTGGTAGGTTACGTAAATAAGTTTGTCACTACTTGATACGTTAATATTGGTCAATATGGTCTGATTTAGTGCTTATTCGGGTCATTATTTGCTGGAGTTGACTCTAAGTGTTGGCTCTAGGTAAGAG